GGATTGTCTTTTTTGTTTGTTTTGCAAATAAGGAAATGTTGCTTTTAGTGCCTCAACAATGCCAACATCTGTTTTTGTCATGTATCTGCTCAATGCAAAAAATGGTTCAACTAATGCTTGATCCATTGTTACATAACCCAAGTGCAACAAGTTTACATTACGCATGATACTAAAAGTTCTTGCAAGTTGGCTTTTGTTTATTTTGCTGTAATCATATCTAGCAAGTAGATGTGACTTAAACATATTGTGGCCTTCGCTATTAACAAATCCTTTTAGTTCTGCATTTGAATTCATTAATCCATTTAGTTCATTAAAAAATTTTGTAGGACTGGCACCAACTAATTTTGTTAACGCACCTTGTTCTGCCATTCGTTCCATTTGATGATATACAGAATTAATTGCATCCTCTGTTGAATATTTTTTACGCAAATTAAATTCTGCTTCACCACTGTTAAAAATCATGTACCTAACATTTTTGTTAAGTGTTTCTGTCATTTGTATTGATGTATCTTTGTAATCAATTACATCTTGATAAATTTGTGTTGCTAGTTCTTTTTTCTTTGCAGTTATGTCTTTAAATGTTTCACCTGGAAACATTTTTTCAATCATTATGTCGTCAATAGCATTTGTTAAATCATTTATAAATTCATCTCGTTTGCCTTCAATTCTTTGCGGATTAAATATAGGTCTTGATGCATAGTTGTATTGATTTTCATCGCCACCATTTCTATTATTTTCTTTAACAAAATCCATAAACTGTTTGTGCATTCTTTTGTGCAATTCCCAGTGTATGCCATTACCACCTGTGCTGTTGGCCATTTCACCATTTTTTGCTAGTGCTTGTTTGTCTTCAAAAAATTTAACAAGTGTATCTTTGTTGGCGTCTTTTACTTTGAATTGGTGATACCATTTTGGATCTATTGCTTCCATGTGTTTGTTAACACCAGTCCAAAAATATGCACCCATGTTTGCTGTTACTAGGTCTTCTAATCCAGCGCCTTTTTGAAAATTGTTGTTGGCTAACAAGCCCATCATAACTTGAAAAAATAAATCTTCTTTGTTGCCTTTATGTGCATTTGCAATTGCATTTGTTAAGCCTGGTATAGGTATGCTAATACTTTCTTTTGCTTTGGTAAATTCATCACTCATAAACCAGTTCATAGTTTCTTGTATTCTAGTATGAATTTGTGCCGCTCTTACTGTGCTACTAAATGTTCTAGCAAATTGTTCTTTGTTTGTTTTAAAAACTTCTTTGGTTGCGTAATCAAGTACATATTCATATGCAGTCATGCCGTCATCATCTAAATCACGCCATACATTTTTAGCAGGTGTTGTTTTTAATTTTTGTACAACAACATCTCTTTTTTCACTTGTTAAATTTAATGCGGCCATAAACACATCAATTTGTGTTTCTAGGTGTGCATCAAAAACATTTATGTTTTCTTGTCCTAATGCTGTTAGCGTACCTGCTGTAAAAGTGTTTCTACAATTCAATGCCATGTTATGCTTTTCCTAATTTTGTTTGAAGCACACATCTAATGTATTCAAGTGCTTCTGTGTCATCTGCAGTCTTTAATTTATTTAACGCATTGTTGGTGTTTGCATTTGCAATAACATCATCTCTAATGTTTGTTATATCTTCTCTGTCGTGTTTTACCCAATCACCATTGTCATTACGCTCTGAAGTTCTGTACAAGCGACGCTGTATGCCACTGCCTTTCATGTAGTAGTGTACTTCTTCATCTTTTCTTCTGCCAAGTGTAAGTCCTTCATCTATTAATTTTTGTGTGTCTTTGATAGATACAAATATTGCTTCACTGTCTTTGTTTGAAATGTTTAAACTTTTGGCCATGTCTTCATGTGTTTCTAAAGTTACATTGTTGAATTCATCACCTTTCATTTGCAAACTTTGTTCTTCTGGTGTTGCATTTTTATCTATTGTTGTAGGTGTGTCCGTAGCATCAATGGTGTTTATTTTTTTCTGTGACCTAATATTGTTCAACACCAACAACATTTCATCAATGCTCATTTCATTTTTAGCATTTGCTTGTTTGGTTAATTTGTTATTAATTTTCCAACCTTCGCTTCGTAATTTTTTTATTTCTGCTTTGTTGCTTTGTTCAACTCTTATTTCTTTTGTAACTTCTTTGCCCAAGTTTGGATTGTTAACTCTGCCTTCTGTAGTTAAAATAAATTCATCTTCATCAATCATTTTCTTTGTCATTACATAGACACTAACATCTGATTTTTTTCTTTTTTGACGAGTCATTGCTTTATACCAAACAACTGACGCTTCCATTTCTGACAACGGTGTTTCTTTACCTGTTTTCTTTTCTATCTTCCAACCTTTGATTTTGTTTGTTTTATCGCTGTACTCAATTGCGTATGCGTTTCTTTCAACTTTTGTAGTTGTGGTTTCAACTGTTTTTTCACCAATAATAACTTTTTCGCCTGATGGTGTTTTGCCTTTACCATACAAGATTACATCTTCTGTTTTTTTAGTTCCTGCTTTGGGCTCTTCTAAAATAAAAACATAACGCTCATCTTTTGTAATTCTAAATTCATCACTGACACCTTTTTTTATTGTTATGGCAATTTCACCTTTCCAATTTGGCCATTGCACTTCGTCTGCTCTGTCCCATTCAAATTTTGCGGCGTTTAATGTTTTGTATTTTGTAGGTACATCAGGTGTTCTAGTAACATCGTCACCATCTTTGCCTGCTCTTCTTTCTACAACTGAAACACTTTCAGCAACAATTTTTTCACGCGGTAGTACTTTGAAATATTCTCCATTACCAAAGTTTTTTGCATTTATGGCAATGCTGTCATCAACTAGGTTGTTTGCAACTGCATTCAACACTCTGTTGTCTAGTTCTTTAACAGTTAAATTTAGTACACCTGTTTCACTTGGTTCTAGTATAATAAATGCGTTGTCAGCCGTTGTAGCAAATCCATCTTTGTCAAAATACATAGGTTGAGATATTGCAGAATTTTTTAAACTTATGTTTGGAAAATCCATTGCACCATAGTCATCATTGAAAAAGTTTTTCTTTAATATTTTTATTTCACCATCTTTTAATTTGTTAATTTTCTTTTGTTGTTTAGGCGTCATAGGTGCGTCATCATCTTTAACATTTGAAAAATCAATAACTTCTTTGTCGTATGCTCTTTTTCGTAAGCCAGCACCAATACCGCCACCAATGCCACCAAATGTACCGCCAGCAAGTGTTGATATTAAAAACATTTTTGCTAGTTCACTTGAGTCTGCTTGTGGTAATCCTCTTACTTCTGTAACATATGGATTCATACCAACTTGTAGTGCACCAAAACCAGCACCAATTTTTGCACCAGTTTTAGCACCTGCTAAAAATCCTTGTGTAAGTTTTATGCCTTTGTATGCCCCGCCTGCAAACGGAATTAAGTTAGTTTCATCAATTACAAAGTCAGTAAACAAACCAGACACAATGTTTGTTATTTTTCCTAAAGTGCCTGCTCTTCTGTATATGTCTGTGTTGTATGTTTCTAAATCATATGTGTATGCTTGTTGCAATGCACCAGCCACTGTTAGTTCTGGATCCCATTCTGTGTTAGGACGCCATAGTTCATGTGATGGTGTCCAATCTTCTTCTGCAATAGGTGTTTGATCACCTAGCAATCCAAATTCATTTGCTGTTGCTTCTAGTTGATTGAGTATGCTCCAGTTTCTGCTGTTGCGAAACGGTGCTATTATATTTTGTCCTAGTGTGGATTGTGCTTGTGGTTGTTGTATAGGATCAACACTAGACCAATTTACATTATACTTTGTCATAGTGTCTCCTTACATCCTTGGTAAAGTTCTAGTTTCAAGCAACTGTTCCCAAAATCCCATCTGTTTGTATTCTTCCCAGTAGTTCATGTCATTGATTTGATCTTCTGTCATTTTAGGAAATATTTCTTTCTTAATATTTTTTAGAATCAAATATGTACTAACTGCTGGTGATACTTTTGCACCTGTGCCTTTGGTTGCGTAGCCACCATTTTCTCTAACAATGTTCCATTGTTTAATAAATTCTTTTCGTATTTCTGTGTTGGCCAACAATTGATAGTCACCAAATTTTGATAGATAATCCAATTCCCATTCTGTCCATGTTGCACCTTTTTGTATGTTCTTTAAAAATATACCATTCATAACTTGTAAAGTTTTCATGCCAGTGTGTGCTGTTACATTTTTTACACCTGGTACAAAATATTTGTTTTCAAGATGTATGTTTTTATAGAAGTTTTCTGTTAATTCATTTCTGTCAATTTTGCCTGTAATAGGACCATACACAGTTTCTAAATCTGCAATTTCTTCTTTTCTTTGTTCTGCTAAATCTTCTAGTGTTGCAAGTTCATCACTTCTGTCTGCACCACCTTGTATAGTTTCTTTTTTGATTTGTTTGATCTGTGTTTCAACTTCAGACAAACTAGCTCTCAATATATCAAGTTCTTTACCAACTTCTATAACTTGTTCATCTATTTCAGCATCAACATCTTCACTGTTTTTTATAACCAAATCATTGTCTTTGAAATCTTTTATAACATAATCTTTGTTCCAAGCAGGACCTGAATGTTTGTTTGTTGTAGTGCTTTGTGTGTCACTTTCATTTGTGTTGTTTGTTAAATCAATTTTAACATCAGTTGCTGTTTGTTCACCATTTTCATTTGCAGGATTTATTTGTGTAACACCAGTCCCAGCAAATCCTAAATCAGCATCACTGTTGTTTTGTGTAAGTATAAGTTCATCACCTTGTTGTTGCCAAACTGTGCCATCTTTAACAGCATCTTCTATTTCACTTAATGTGTTGTTGCTGTTTGAAATATTTAAACTTAGGTTGTCGATTGGCTCTTCCAACGAACTGTTTGCAGTTTCAATTGTTGCGTTTAATGATTCTTCAGTAATTGTGTTGCCATCAATTTGTCCATGACTTATATCAACACTACCATTTGCAATTGTTAATTTTTTCCAACCACTTGCCCATAATTGATCTGCTTGTGCTTTTGCATCTGCATATGTCATGTCTTTTGGATTAGCACCAAACTGATGCAATATAACTGCTTTGTAAAATTCTAAAACTTTGTTTCTTTCAATAATACTTTTGTCAGCGTGTTCTGCCATAAAATCACTGTCTGCCATAAGTTTACCATTTAATGCATCAAGACTTTTTGCACCAATTTCTTTTTCCCAATTTGCTTGATCAGGTACGCTTTCTTTGTATTCGTCCATTGTAATAATCATTTGCATAATTAAATTTTGTTGATCATCTTCTGTTGTCATAGCAAGTTCATACAAGCGTGAATGTTTTGCAATGCCATCAACTGTAAATATTGAATTGTATAATCTAACTTTTTTATCTATTTCTAATGTTTTAATTGCTTCTATTGTGCTACGCATTTCGTTTATGTCTTTTGATTGTAAACCAGCAACAATAGATCCCATTTCTTTTTGATTCATAAGTGGCACTTGATTTACAGGAACACCCATATGTATTGCGGCGTTTTTTTGTCTTTCTGCTAACCATTCTGCGTCATGTTCAGGATTTTGATTATCAAATGATTCAAACTCTAATGTTTCATAAAAATTTGCATCTCTCTGTAATAAAGTTTTTAGTTCTTGTTCTTTTCTTTCTAAAAAGTCTATTGCAGTATTAAGTGCAACTAGTTTTGTTTGATCTTCTGAATTTGTAGAATTTGTGTATTTTTTTATGTCTTCTCTGTGTTGTTTTATTGTAACACCAAGTGCACCAACATTCATGTCTTTCCAACCTGATGTGTATTCTTGTGTTAATGCAAACAATGCCTTGTTGTCTAAAATTGATTGTATATCATCTTCGTCAGCAAAATATTTGTTCATTGTTTGAAAGATAACTGAATCTGGTAAAGCATCATCAACTGAAATGTCATCTTCCATCGCTTGTTCTAAAATTACTTGTGTTTTCTTTTTATATTGGCCTATTTCGTATTTGTATTTTTTTATGTCACCATTGATGTTTGCTGTAAAACCAGTTGTTAAACTTTTAATCAAACTTTCATCTATGTAATTTGGATATTTAAATTTTGGAAATACTGCTTTTAATTCATCACCATATATTTTGTGTATGTCTTTGATTATGTCAGCACCACCATCTTTTAATAACGATTCAACAAATGCTTTTTTTTCTTCAACAGTTGTTAAACTTTCAAATTCTGCTTCAATCATTGCTTGTGCTAGATTGTTAAAATCTGTGTCAATAAATTTGCTTACAGTATCTAATGTTATTTGCTTTTGATTGTTGTATAATGAATTGATGATTACCATGTTGTCAGTAACCATCTTTTCAACATCCTCACCATTTTTGTATGCTGTTACAAAATTGTTTGTGTTTGATACAACTTGATCAAGTAAAACTTTTGTATTTTCATCAACTTCTTTTTGATACTCTGCATTTTCAAGTGCAATTCTTTTTTCCATAATTGCTTTGTCAAATGTTTGAGTGATACCAGTCATCATGTTTGATGGTAGGTTTTTAATAAATTTTTGTTTGTATTTTTCAGCGGCTTTTGTAAAACTTTGGCTGTCTAGATTTTCTCTTTCAATTATGTTTAGGCCTTCTGTCATTTGATTTTCTGCCTTGACTATGAACGCCAATCTTGCACCTTCTTTGTATGCACTACCTCTAATTGTGTTAAATTTTGATTCTGCCTTTGTTAAATTTGTTTTTGCATTTTCAAAATTTTCTGAAGCGGCCATATCTGCTTGGCCTTGTTCTAATCCTTCTGCACTGGCTTTTTTATCAAGGTAATCATTGCCTGCACTAACAACTTTTTTCAACAATGGTGTTATGTTGTCTTGTATCTGTGGTCTTACAAAACTTGCTTGTGCTTGTGGCTGTGGCGTGTTCACTTTCATGTTTTTAGCGCCTCTGCCTCTTACTCTGCCTGTTACTGGGTCTAACGGATCTGTTTTCATATTATCCTCTCAATGCAAATCTAGTACCGTAGTCTAACAAACTACCAACTGCTTTTTGTCTACCTGCCGCTCTTTGGAATTTGGCTTGTAGCATGTTGCTGTAAATTCTATTTTGTGTTTCAAAATTATCTATGTACTGATCGTATGCATAATCCTTTGCTGTGTCTTTCATAACATCAACAGGTGTACCTTGTGTTACATCAATGCCTGCAGATGAATACAACGCAAGTTGTGTTCCAATTGCTTTACGCATATTCTTTTTTCTTTCACTGCTTCTAATAGCACTTGCTTGTTCCATGTTAAGTGCTTGGTACTCTGTTAATTTTGCTTCAGCATCACCTAGTGCCATTTGTCCATAGGCTTGTGTCATAGCAACAGTACCAACGATATATGGCACTGATTGTGCTAATAAACTTCCAACTGTGGTTGTTCCTACTTGTGTTGCTAATATTGGTTGTAAAAAACTCATTGTTCGTTTCCCTTATGTATACTTATCCTTGTGTCCCAAGTGGTACTTTGTATTCAATTGTTGCGCCTAATATTGTACACTTCAACGGCTCCGTTACATTTGCTGTTAGTGTTATGTCAGGACCACTGCCACTCAAGTAAACAACTTTTGTACCAGTGTATGTTGTTGGTGTAGAATTTATTGTTGTTGAATTGAATGTTTCAAAACCAACATCATATCCGTCAAATTTAAGTTGTTGTGTGTTGTTTAAAATTATATCTGCTCTCTTTTTTGTAATATTTTCACCACGCTGTGAATATGCCTGATTAACAATTACAGTTGCAGGCAAAGTTTCAATTGCTGAATCGTAATGCAATCCTGCCGCAACATTTGTAAATGTGCCAGACAAATTACCTTGTCCATTTACATTCAATGTTACATTTGCATGAACACTTTGATCTGCAACAACTCTAACAGTTGTGTTTGGTAAATGGTCTAGTGTTAAACTAGATTGTGAATTTGTTTCATCTGCCAAATATGAATCTAGATAAAATTCTCTATCACTCATTTTTTCTAAATAAACTTTGTCGCTACCGTTAATAGATCTTTTTGTAAGTACATACAAAGTGTCATCAACTTCACAACAAGCAAGGAAGTTTCCGTCTGTTACAATTCTACTCCAACCCAATACATCTTTTTCAACATTGATTGACATAACTGCCATTTCGCCATCACCGTTTACTACAAACACATAGTTTGAATTTGTGTCTGCAAATGATCTAACAAAACATAAATCTTTTGGTGTGTTGATTATGTGGTGACTAACAAGTGTGTAGTTTTTTGCTTGATAACCATCTGTGTTGTAGTTGTATGCAAAAGCTCTAAGTTCTTTTTGTCCGCTTAAAAACATTGCTTCTGTATCAACCATAACAGGTTTGTGATGATTGTTTAGTATGCCGTAGTTGGTTTGTCTTGTGATGTTAACACTGGTTGGTGTTACAGGATTACCTTCCATCAACCATTCACCACCACTTGTAAAAATAAACAATTGTTGTACAGAAACTAAATGATGAATAATGTTTACTTCATCTGAAGCCATTGTAAAAGTTAGTCCAGCATCATCTGTTATACTACCTTTTGTTCTTTCTTCTGTTGTAATTGTACTAGTACCACTTGATGTTGTTGTAGTTTTTTCTATTTCAATTGTTTTTGTAGTTGGTTTAAAATTAAAATATGATGCACTTTGACTGCCAAATATAGTTTGTGGTTTGTCTCTGCTACCGCCAAATATCAATCTGTTTTGGTGAAAGGTTACACTTCTAGGCCAACCGCCACCATATGTTGCTGATAAATTTGAAAATGCATCAATGTCCCATTCATCTCTAAGCACATCATCATCATTTACAAATTCTTCTTCAACTGTGCAGTATGCTCTTGTGCTATTGTTGACTTGATGTATTTTTGCAAGTCCACCATTGATAGAAATGTGTTGATTAACATGACCATCTGGCCAGTTTGCATTTGTCCATTGGTATGTGCCACCACTTAAATCTAATTGTACATTAGCACCTGCTTCAACATTACCACTGCCAGATTGTGGATGGCTTCCGCCGTATGTATTAACTGCTGTAACAGTTATACCACTGTCAAATGCAAAGTTTGTTAATGGCACATAATCAAAATCTAACACACTCAAAGTCCAACTAGAGTGCGTTGCACCCCTTACAAGTTTGTATGGTCTAAATGTTGGATGCACTAGTATCATTGTGTCTAGTGTTTGTGCGTATTTTACTTCAGGTAATGATGATGCGTCCCATGGTATGCCGCTTGTTATAGATGTTTGATACAAGTCATCTTTGTAAACATGAATACCAGTGGGTTCAAACACCAACACATACTCTTGTTCATTACCAAAATTAAAAGGTATCAATCTACTTGCTGTGTTGAAACCAGCATCAGGTCCGCTTGGATTGGTTACAGGGTGGTCATCAATAAATTCAAAACCAGGTCTGCGTTTAACACCGCCTTGCGGAAGTATTAACCAGTTTTTACATGTGCGTAAACCTGCCTTGTATATGTTGGTATCAGCCCTTGCTTCCATGTAAGGGCCAACTTCACCTTTTGTAAATAAAAATTGTGTCTGTTTTAATGTCATTAACTTCTCACTATGTACTGCCCTTGATGAGCTCTAATCAAACTTCCTGTTCCAATTATTGAACTAGGTGGATTTTCTTGTCCGTCACTAATTCTTGCTTGTCTCAACTTTTGTTGAAACTCTTGATAAAGTCGCTCATGTATAGATCCAATACCAGTGATTGCTTCTGACATTTCAAATGCCAACTTTGCTACTAGAACTTCTGAAAAGAATGCAGGAAAATCTGCTTCCGCTTGTTGTTCAATGTATGCCAAGTTTGCATTTCCAAGTGTTGTGTATACTTTGTTGTTTTCTATTGAATATTCTGTGTCATAAAAGCCGTTAGCATCAAACAATCCAACTACTTTGACTATGCTTGATGGTAATGCGTAAACTTTTGTGTATCTTTTGTCTAAAATTGTTTCTGATAATTGTGCAAGTGCAACTTTTTTAGTAGCAAAATTCCAGTTTGCATAACTAA